TGTGCTTGAAATAATATATCAACTAATTCTTTATACTCTGGTTTAGTGTGCATATCATCAGTTGAATGCCAACCATTCATATTAGTTCTTGTTAATCCTTTATCTTGATTAGACCAATTAATAATGTTTTGTTCTAATTTAGAGTTGAATTCTGGTGTGCCAACGTCTTTAACATATATTGGTGTTGCAAAATATAATTCTCTATTCATCACTTAAACGGAGGTCCTCCTGCCCAAAGAACTAAAGACTTTCTAATTCCTTTTGTAATTGGAACTACTCTATGTCTAATAAAACTTGCAAAGAAAATAGCTTGACCTTGTTTAGGTCTTGCAATCTTTCCATCTGACATAAGTTCTAATCCACCACCTTCAAATTCTGATTCATGTGATAATAAACATGTCATAGAAATTTTACGAACTGGCGGTTCATTTGCACAATTAACATCTGAATCTATATGCCAATCATAAAATCCTCCTTCTGGGTATTCTGTGTACTGTGCGGGCTCTGTCAAAGTTATTCCATCAAATCCAAAATGATTACCATTAGTTTGTTTAAGTACTCTTTCAATAGTTTGATACATCTCTGGCATTTTATGAAATGGTATCCAACTAATATGTGATGTTCTAGTTTTAGTATCTACGACTCCTTTTGCACCACCACCAACTTGTCCATCTTCTCTAGGTTCAGAACGACCTGCATTTATAATCAACTGACATTGTTCTGGTGTAAATAATGGAGTTGTTGTTTCAACTATTAACGATTTCCAACGTGGTTCTAAAATTAAAGTCATGCTGATTTCCTTTCTGTCCAATATTTATATTTAGCTATAGACATTTTTTGTATGGTTTTTTTAGAGTGTTTTTTACCATACATTGGATTATTTTTACCACTTTTACCATACATTGGATTATTCTTACCAATAGTTATGCTACTTAAAAAAGCTTTAAAAGCTTTGCTTCGTTTTTTACCATACATTGGATTATTCTTACCTATTTTTGAAAGTCTTATTTTTCTTTTTGTTTCTTCTGTTTGTTTTTTACCTAATCTATGATGTTTTGTATTTTTATACAATTTTTTTAAACTTTTACTTAATATCTTTGGATTTGTTGATATGTTATCTGTCTCATTTAAAAAATCATTTCTATAAATAACTTTCATTCTTCTCAATACTTTATGTTCCCAATTTCTAGCTTGTTGTTGTGTTTTGAATGTTTTTCTTATTTCGAATATGAATGATTTTTTTCCATATCTCTTAATTAAACCTTTTACTTTTTTAGATGATGTAAAATATTTTGTCCAAAAATCATTTGGATGACAACCTTTTTCAAATTTAACTCCGTAATAATATCTATTAGTAGGCACATGTTTTATTAGATATGTAAAAGGAATCATTGTGCACCTCTATTAGCTATTGGATTATAAAGAACATCACAATTTGCAGCAAGTGTTCTTCTTGTTTCATTTGTGCCATTAAATGGGTAGACACAATGTCTCATATCGTATGGAAATATATAAAAGTCTCTTAACTTCATTGGTGGTTCATAATCTACTTTTGCAAATTGACCATTAGTTGCACCTAGTATTTGAAGTTTACCATTTTGAGGAGCTTCACTTGCAGAATATTCTACACCATAAGTATTTGGTAATTTTAAAATCATAACGGAAGATAATCCAGTAAAGATATTACCAGTGTGTACGTGTACAGGATTGTACTCATTTTCGCGCATTTCGTTCACCCAAATAGAATTAAGATGTGTTTGATATTGTCTAATATGATTAAATTCTAAATAATGATGAAACATTTGCATAAACCAATCTAAAACATTTCTTGGCATTAGATTATGTCTTTTCATCTTTGATTCATCTTCTCCGTCATAAAATAAAGAATGTTCATCTTTAATCTTACCAACTAATTGTTTATTAGCAGGTTCTAGTCTATTAAAGTTTTGTTCGTAAATTGAATTGATAGATGTGAAAATATCTAAAGGCGTTTCATATCGTAGGATAGATTGTCCTAAAAATGTGAAATTGAAATTCATTGTCTTTCTTTATTTTGATTCCTTACCGTATTGTAATTGTTCTTTTTTATCGTTTGTTAATTGTTTTTCCTGTTTAATTCTTTGTATAGTATCTACTTGTGATAATACGTTAAATACTTCAGCTTGTGATGAGCCTGGTGTAATTGAATTCTTTTTATGTTCCATGATTTGAGCTAAAGATTCAAATTGATGAGAATTTACATTTTTAGTATCGAACGATCCATCATCATATTCAGCTTTAAATTTAGACCATAGTTTAATCTCACGTAATCTATCTTTTGCAACTAATTCCATATTAGCTTTACCATATATCTTTTCATCTAAATCTATTTGATAAAGTTCTCTTTTATATTCATCAGTTTCAGTTTCTAATTTTTTCTGTAAGAATTTAATTTTAGCTTCATTACGTCTGTAATCAAATGATAATGACATTAGATTTTCTAAAAATACATTCTGTTCTCTAACACATTGCCAGTATTTAGAAGCTCTAGTTGGATAACGACCATCATCAAGAACTGCAACTTTCATTTCTGTTTCAGTTCGGAAAATTTGTTTTTTAGTCCAAGTATCACGAAGTTCTTCAACCATTCCTTTGAATGATTTTAAATCTTCAGTTTCAAGTAAATTATTTAAATGAACTTCTTCTTGCTGTATTAAGCTCTTTATATTTCTCTTCTCTGTCATTACAGAGGATATAGACCTTTACTATGATGTTGTCAAGGTCTTTGAAACGGCTGTTGATACTTCATTTGTAAATTCTTCTGTAGCTGTTGTAAATGTTGGAGGAGTTCCACCAAAATTTAATGCTAAAGATTGTGTTCCTGCTCCCATGTTAGATCTTATTGCAGCCGCTAAATTTGGATAATTAGACCAAGAAGTTCCATTCCAGGCTTCTGTAGAAGCTACAACTGTAGGACCACTTTTAATACCACCAAAAGCTAATGCTAATGTTTGTGTTCCAGTTCCAGCAAGAGCATTTCTACCTGTAACCATAGAATTTACAGCAGTCCAAGAAGTTCCATTCCAAGATTCTGTAGTTGCAATTTGCCCAGGATCTCCACCAAATATTAAAGCAGAAGCATTAGAAGCTCCAGCACTACCCGCTTCATATCTTGATGTATTTAAAGAATTAACTGAAGTCCATGAAGTTCCATTATAAGATTCTGTTGCTGTTGTAGCAGGAGAAGGAGTAGGTGCTCCACCTATAGCTAATGCTGATGTTTGTATTCCTGCTCCATTCAAACCATATCTTGCAGTGTTCATACTATTTTCATTTGACCAAGAAGTTCCATTATATTCTTCTGTTTCTGCTCTAGCACTAGGTGCTCTATATCCACCAAAAGCTAAACCAGCAGTTTGTGTTCCAGCTCCTGAATTTCCTTCTCTAGCATTATTCATTGATGTAACAGTTGTCCAACTTGATCCATTGTATGCTTCTGTTGCTGTTGTAATATCAGGTGCACCTGGAACGTTTCCTCCAGCACATAATGCTGCAGTTTGTATTCCAAAACCAGCTGCTTTTCCTCTACCAGTATTCATATTCCCGCCGCTCGCCCAGGCAGCCGCGCTGTACGAATAGACACCGAAGTTCCATTCTTCTGTTGTAGCAATAGGAAGATAATTTCCACCTGCTGCTAATGCTGAAGACTGTGTACCTGCTTGTGACATATTTGATCTAGATGTACTTAAAGTAGCAGGAGATGTTATCCAGCTAGTTCCATTATATAATTCTGTAGCATTTTGATTAGCTCCAGGTTGAGTTTGTCCACCAAATGCAACTGAAGATGTTTGTGTACCTGCTAGTCCTAAACCAAATCTAGCTGTATTTAAAGTTCCAACTTGAGTCCAAGTTGAACCATTAAAAGATTCTGTTTTATTAGTTTCTAATCCATTTGGAGAAGTAAGAGCTCCTCCTGCTGCTAAAGCAGCTGTTTGAGTACCTGCACCAGATGCTGTTAAATAATATCTACCTGTATTTAATCCTGTTGGATTAGATGTCCAACTTGTGCCATTCCATAATTCTGTTGTTGTTCCAGTTGGAGCAGTATCTCCTCCAAATGCTACTGCTGCAGTTTGAAGACCAGCTCCTCCAAGAGTACTTCTTGCTGTATTCATTGAATTAACTGAAGTCCATGAAGTTCCATTGTAAGATTCAGTATTTGCAACTGCTACAGTTGTAAATCCACCAAAAGCTAATGCGGCTGTTTGAGTTCCACAACCAGATAAACTTCTTCTTGTAGTATTTGCATTAGCTAAAGAAGTCCATGCTATACCATTATATGATTCTGATGTATTTGTGTTACCTCCTGGTGGAGATTGACCAAAAGCAGCCAAAGCAGAACTTTGTGTACCTGCTCCCATTCCTAATTGTCTAGCTGTATTTAGATTTCCTCCAGCTGACCACGCTCCAGTAGGAAGCCATGCCTTTAGAGTAGCCGTGGTTGAGTTATACCACACCTGGCCATCTTGTGATGATGAGTTGTATG